ACACCTGCTCAAGCTCTAATAGTACAACCAAAGACAGAAGTACAACTTAAGAAAGAAACCTTAGAGAAGTACAGCAATACTGTTTATAAGCCTTCAGAAATGCTTTCAGACATTGAACTGAAAGAACTACTGGCAGCAGTAGGCTTTGAAGGAAAAGCCCTTAAAACGGCTTGGGCCATTGCGAAACGGGAGTCTAATGGACGACCACTAGCTTACAATGGTAACAGGAATACTGGAGACAGTTCTTACGGAATTTTTCAGATCAATATGTTGGGTTCACTCGGCACAGATCGTAAAGAAAAATTTAATTTAAAGTCAAACGTACTATTATTTGACCCAACTATAAATGCAGAGATAGCGTACCACATGTCTAATGGCGGAGAAAATTGGACAGCTTGGAAGGGTTTAACCCCAAGAGCAAAGGAATTTTATTTGAAATTCCCGACAAATTAGAAAGGAAGTGTAATGAGGATACAATATGTGTCTACTTACATTAAACTTTCTGAAGAGGGCCTTGTTCCTAAGCTTCTATGCCCACAGGACCAAGGCTCTCTTTTATGTAATGGCGATGGAGAATCTTTGATTTACCTATATTGCCTTGAGTGTAATTATAAAAGCACAATGGGTATAAATAAATACGAAAGTATAGTAGAATTAGTAAATGGACAAAAAAGAGTTTGAGTTTGAGTCGTACATAGTTCCAGAAACGGATGCTATGGGAAGAGAAATTTGGTGGAACGATGCAGGAAGACCCGAAGGCGGAGAATAGCAATCTAGAAGATAACCTTCCAATGGTTACTTATATAATGCTTCACAGAATTTACGACCTACTATCTTTAATTGCAAATAAAGTAGTGGGCTCACAAGATGTTGAAAAAATGATAGAATATCATGAGGCGGGATATTTACTTGGACCAGTCCCATCTTTTAACCCAGGAGAAGAAAATGAATAAAGAAGAGCTGTTTGCCTTTATGGTAAAAGAGTTTGAAAATGCCAATAAGATGGCTATGATGAACAGCGGAATGACTGAGCAAGACGCAGAAACAAAAAATGCAGAATACTCTGCATCTATAAATTTCCTGTTAGCTCAGGTTGTAGAAAAAATGTTTGAGAAAAATATTTTCTAGGTATTGCTTTTTTACAAAATATCTAATATTATAGAAGTACGCTAGTTGAGTAAATCCTGGCGTATGCATGAAAATGCACATAACCCCTACGGATCCGCCTCTGTAGGGGTTTTGCATGCTATAATATAATTACTATGGCTCATCATTTTGCAAAGTTTATGGCTAGCCCACAGTTTAATCATAACTGCGATGGCTCTTGTAAAGTTGAAGGGCATCAAAAGAAAGAATCAATTTTAGAAAAACTACTCAAAAGGATTGGTAAAAAATAATGTTTTATGATAAAGAAAATTGTATAAAAGCTTCATTTTTCCCAGATGACTATGGCACTCCAAGTGGAGTTTTTGTATACAAAGGATTTTTTACCGATGAAGAGTGCACGACGATAGAAGACGCTTTAAGAGACTATGACCTTAGTGGCAACTACACAGATACTCTTATAAACTGGTATGCAAATAAAGTAAGCCCTCCACTTAAGGAGCTACACCCGCTTTGGGAAAAAGCTAGTGAATTGCTATACCCAGAATATGTAATGCACCCCCAGGCAAACGTTCTTGTAATTGTTCCAGAAATGAATGAAGGAATGTTTACTCATTCAGATTCTCCTGGAAAGGGAGAGTGTCACAGACTATCTCAAGTAGACGTATGGAAAACATGCTGCGAGCTAGACTATGGTCTGGTTGCTTACTTTGGTGACTTTGAAGGCGGAGAAATCTTTTACGTAAACATTGATAAAGATGGAAACAAGCATGACGGGGTTGCACGAGAAGATGCGCTAACCATAAAGCCAGAAAGAGGGGATCTTGTAATTCACGGAGCTTTTAATCCACATGCTCATGGAGTAATGCCAGTTACATCTGGAAGAAGATACGCTTTCTCTAACTTTGTATTAAAGGCAGAAGACAACCCAGGAACTTTTTATAATTATAAAACTCCAGAGTACTACGAGCAGATTAAAGATAAAGATACAATGACGCTTGATGATTTTATTAGTTCTTGGATGAGACCGCTAAAAGAAAATCCACAGTTTACTAGAGAGCTTATTCATAAGTATCAATCTTCTGGATTAGAAGGCGAAGCTTTATCTGAGGCCTTTATGGGAGAATTTAAAGAACATTAATTCGCCATATAGTGCGAAAAAAGTGCGTCGGCGAGAAGAACACATTCTAGTCAACTGTAATATATAGATCTATACTGATCCATTTCTACTGAAATACCCCTGATAAAGCCTCTACAGGCTTTTTAAGGCTCTCTGAGCCATTTAGCCTACAAGGAGGCGGGAGAGGGCAAGAAAAGCCCTTTACGGTAATATTCTAAATTTTCCCAGTAGCAAGTAGGACGATAAATAGACTCATCAGTGTCAAAGAGAACCTTATTAGGAATATATATACTTTCCACTTCTTATAGGTCATATTCGTCATCGAGATCAAAGATCTCTTTATCCCCCGCCCATTTTAAAAATGAAGACAGCATAGCTCCTGTAAGGATTGCTGTCGCAATTAGGAATAATCCTGCGTATATCTTCTTCATATATATCCTAGTCAACTGCAATAATACTAAGTTTATCTGCAAATAGTTTCCAGATCTTTGCCATATGCTCAGGCTTTAATCCATCTACTGGATGTGGAGCATCTGTATGTGTCATAGATGGAGTTAACTCAGGAACTCCTAATGCATCTAGGATATCTTGCTGAGTAATTACTACTTCAAATCCCGCTTCTTTTGAATACTTGTGTAACGCAGCCAAAAACTCTCTATTCTGATCTATACGCTGCTCATGTGTGTAGTAAGGACTAATTCCTTCATGCTTTAGCAGCATCTCAGTAAACTGAGGCAATGGCTCTATGATTGCAACACGAGAGTTAGGAAAGTTTAATTTAATATTGTCGATAAATGCTTTTACTGTGGCATCTGCATTTTTATACTTAGGCAAGAAAGTTCTAGTGTCAACATATCCCATCCATAAAGCTAATACACCATCATCTTTAATAATTGAAAATGGTTGTGGCTTATGGTTAACCGTTCTAGCAATTTCAACCCCAGAAGACATCTCATCTTCTTCCCGCATTTGCTCAATGCTAAAGCCATGCATCTTCTTAGCAGCTTTAGGCCAAGGTATAAACTTGACATCATGTTTTTCTGGGTAGTAGTGCTCAATTGCTCTAGATAAATGACAATCGCTGATCATGTATACGTTTTTCATATTTTAATTATACTACCCATCATTTGTAGGGATACTGGGATTTGAACCCAGAATCTATTGTATATAAGACAAGTGCTTTAACCAGATTAAGCTATATCCCCCTAGGGACTAGCGTATTCGGTTTCCCGCCACTAATTTTTCAATGCAATTTGTGCAAAAGTTTTCAAGTATGCCTTTAGCGTTAATACGCTCCACATACTTTGGATTATTGCAAAAGTCACATTTCATAATTTAATTATACCATATTTTCAGTTGACTGAATAATATTTATATATTCAACGTATTTTTTATAAGCCTCTAAAACCATAGCATTGCTAGAAACGTGTGAGTCTATTAATTTACGCATATCGCTTTTATCCCTTGGAATTCTATTTTGCAAACCCTCTAGGGTAGATATAGATTTTTTTGCATTTTCTGCAGAAAGTCTTGTTTCTAAATATGGGATATCAAATTTTTTAGACATATACTCTAAAAATTTATCTGGTTTTTTTGTCAAAAGATCAAACGTTATCGGTGTAATATAATCAAATTTTTTTGAATGCTCTATGTAGTTTTCGTAGCTTTTTACGATAGCCTCTATTTTATTATTAATAACAATAGGATCTCTAAGAAAATCCTGCTGCTCTTGCTGACTATAAGTTGCAAACTGTAGTTCTAAATTCGAAGCTATATTGTCATAAGGATTTCTTATAAATATTATATTGATGCCATTTTTATCAGCCTCATCAATATTGTGTCTGACCCACCTTATATTAACTTTTAAATTACCCTGCAAAAGCTTTTGGCAGAAAACATTTCCCGATCCCGCCGAAGATACTACTGTGACTGTTTTAAATTCATCTTGTATCATGATATAAGTATAGCATCATAAGTTTAGTCAACCGCTATTTGAGATTTCACAAAATGTTAATAAATTTTTAATTTGTATGATACACGTATTTTTCAGAAACGGACATTTAGGATAGTCCGCACATAATGAGCGTGAGCATACGGGCAATGTGATAGACCTCACAAAGATTTTTTTTGATTTGTCCCTAATGTCCGAATTTGGAGTTGCAATTTGTCGGTGCCCCGTGTTACGCTTATACTATAACAAACAAACGAAAGGAGCACCATAAATGCTCACTCAAAACACACTAGACAAAATTGTCTATGAATACCAACATGGTGGCGTAAAGGGTAACCACCCCGAATTGACTACTAAAGAGCGTAAGGCGCTACTTAAGCACCTATTCTCTCTCCCTACCTATTGCGCTTGTTGTGTGAGATAACTCACACGACACGCCCTAGCAATCTCCCCAATTTGTCCTACCTATACGCTACAATTACAACATAACGAACTAACGAAAGAAGAAAAAATGTACGCATACTCATACGAAAACAATTCGGTATCTAAATGGGATACCATTCAGGAAGATGTAGCAGACGCTTACTCTTACCTTGATGAGTCAGATGAGCAACCACCAGTTGATGATTTTGATGATGCAGATGATGACGAACTAGCAAAACTATTCACACTAACATGGGAGAACTAATAATGACTATCACTTACTCAATTTGGCAAGGCTCTCGCTTACTATCTATCGACAATGTAGCGCATGAGGCTAAGGCTATTGACCACCTAATAGCATCTCTCAATGCTAGCGAACTAGGAAAGAAAACAAAGTTTTCTGCTAATGTAATGTCTATCAAGGTAGGGGCTAACTAATGACTATCGAACTAAATGACTACGGACTAATGATTGACCTAGGAGATTTTCTCTATGTATCCCTATCATGGGCGTTTATTATCTTGACCGCCGTTATTCTTGTCGGTGCTAAGGTATACAATAAGATAAATAGCAATAAGCAAGTAACGCCTCTACTAACTAATGATGATGATTGGATGACTAAGTAAATGAATAGACTACTAACTACGCTAGTGCAACTAGGTATTGCTATCCCCGCCCTATACATGGGGCGCATGATGTGGCACGAATTAAAAGCAGACTTTAGAGAGATGATGAGGGGTAACTAATGGAAGACACATTCGGATTTGAAAAGGCGATCCAATTAGATCACCTTAACCTATCGCAACTAAAAGAACTAGAAAAGATTTTAGAAAAAATTAAATAAATACGGCGTGTCGGCTTGACAAAAGCTGGCACCCCCACATGGGTACGGGGTCGGGCGTGTCGTTATGAACATGTTATAAAATCCCCTGAAAATTTACGGCGTGTCGATTTGACAGACAATTCGGACATTTTTATGTGATTAGTATCACACGGCTTGAGCGTCTCATTATTTGGATTTACTGGCTAGTAATGTGAAAATGTCGGTGCGTTCTGGTAAAATACTCTTATAACAACAACGAAAGAAGGTCAGTAATGAACCTAGACGAATTCCGCGCCCATGTCGAGGCGACCCGTCAAGCAAGCAAGGCAGAAGCCTTGTCGGTGCTATCTGCTACAATGTCCGTATCAACAACGAAAGAAGGCAACTAATGTCCGCAAATGTCTATAATGTAGAAAGTCTCCTAGTGGGGAAAATGTATTACTCTAATTCCGTAAAAGGCGAGATTATCTCAGCCGAAAAAAATGATGATGTCTGGTACTCAGGTGCAGACACTTACAAGGTGCAGGTGCGCCCTACTAATTCCATAAAAGATACATACCGCTATGTAGCGGTGAAGGTTGGTGACTAATGCTGAACATTGTTGATAAAACCGATTTCTATGAAATCGCAGACGAACAACATTTTTGTTGTGATGAAAGTCAGTTTAAGTATTACTGCATAGAACACTTAGAATTCATGGGGTGCTACTTTTGCGGATTTGATTATGATAAAGATTGCGAGGATCAACACTAATGGGATACATTGAAATTTTCCGCCTTGATGATGAGGGTGCTGGCTGGGTAGATTTATCCGAGGCTACCCCCGATGAAATGTTTAACATAGAACTAGGCTTGCTCAATGAGGGAGCCTTATTCCATACGCCAGAAGCCTTCTAATTTGTCGGTGGGCTCTGCTACAATACTCTAAATAAACAAACGAAAGGGAAAACCTAATGTATAAAATAACTTCTGCTTATGACTCTAATCCACCGCATTGGTCAGCGGAATACGAAAATGAATTTGGTGCGTGGGAAAACTTTTTCTTATTTACCGACTGGGGAATGGCTAACGAATACCGAACAGTTAATCTTTACACGCCATCAGGCAAATGCCACACTAGAATTTTTTATCGTGAAGGTCGAAAGGTCGTAACAAAATGATGACTCGTAAAGATTATGTTGCAACGGCAGAAATTCTAAAGTATGCAAGCAATAAAACGCACCCTGCGTTATTTTCTAAAATCGTAAATGATTTTGCGGAAATGTTTGCAAAAGATAATCCTCGTTTTGATGTTGTAAGATTTCACGAAGCGAGCAACTACACAACTATTTTTGGAAAGGTTGAAAAATGATTTTAGAAATGTCAGCGATTTATTGTGAGGCGTGTAATGACTCAGCGTTTATCGTTCAGCATGAGGACATGATTGAAATTTCTGCGTGTGCATGCGAGCAAGATTTACAAGAATTGGCGGAGTGGATAAATGAACCTTAAACAAAAAATAAAACGCATTCAGGAATTGCGGAGATCGAATGCCGCAACTCCTGTTCGCAATAAGAAAAAATACACACGCAAGCGCAAGCATAAAAATTCAGAGTATTGAATATTTATGCGACCCGCACATAGCTGCGGGGTCGGGCGTGTCGTTAAGGACGTGATGTAAATCACCCTGGAAATTTGTGTGTCGATTGGAAAATGTCGGTGCGTTCTGCTATACTTGCCATTCAACCAACGAAAGGTCAACTCATGACTGATTTAACTTATTGCGTGTATTGCGAAGAAAACTTTGAAGATGAAAAGTTTGATTACCGATTTAGCCTGCCTACATGTTTAGATTGTGTTATTGATTTAAACTTAATACCAGATGAAGATGATCTGGATTTTTATCGTGACCCCGTCTCTGATTACATGGAAACACGTATGGCAGATGCAGAAATGGGGGACTTATAATGTCGGACCCAACTGCTATAATCACCCCTATGAAATTAAAACGTTCTAATGATAGAAAGGTGGCTAACCTTGTCACAAAAAATGGAAAGCAAGCCGCAATTGCTAACACATTCGGATTACCTGCAGGAAAAGACTATTCATGTCCTGGCGCTACGTCTATCTGCGAGAGTGTTTGCTATGCAGGCAAATTGGAAAAATTATTCCCAGGAGTAAAAACTAATCTTCTGCACAATTGGGAATTGCTCCGCAATGCAGACATGGACACAATGCTCACTCTATTGGATGAGATGATTGTAGAATTTGTTGCAGATTGTGAAAAGAAAGACGCCCCTAAATTATTCCGTATCCACTGGGACGGAGATTTTTTCAATGATACTTATACATATGCCTGGAAAGTAATTATTGAAAACCACCCTGATATTCAATTTTGGGTCTATACACGAGTAAAGTCTGCGGCCCTTATTCTTAAGGATGTCTCTAACCTATCTCTATATTATTCAACGGATGACGACAATAAAGAAATTGCATTCGATTTGAAAACTAATTCCAAGGTCCGCCTTGCTTATCTAGGCAAGACATTCGCTGCAACTGAAGACACAATGAAAGAATTGACTGGCAAGCCTGGCGCTAAGTGTCCTGAGAATATGAAGAGTATTCCACTTATTAGCAATGCAGGCTCTGCATGCGTATCATGCGGATTGTGTGTATATGGTAAAGCAGATATTAGATTTTCTGCGAGTAAAAAATAATGTATGATCTAATTGGAGCTATTGGTGGATCCATGGTAGTTTTTATTTCTGCCCTCCCAATTCTATTAGCCATATATATATTTTCTAAGCTATAACGGCGTGTCGGCTTGACTTTGTCAGGCTGGCCCGCAATATTGCGGGGTTATCCACAGTTTTAAGTGGGGGTGTGGAAAACCCTGGAATTTTGTGAGTAATCTCACAAAAGATGCGACACGCCCATAACATCCCACTAAATGTCAGTGGCCTATGCTAAAATACTCTTATCCAACAACGAAAGGTAACAAATGACTAAAGTAGAACACTCTCTCAAATTCGTTACAGAGTTTGACGAAACACATCCAACCGCTCAACGATTTTTGCAATTAGATGCAGATGCACAAATTGCTATGCTAGAGGGAATGCTAAAAGATTTACTAGTAGATGCAATTCAACCAGTAATTGACCACATTAACGAAGGTGGCTCTTACGCAATTCTAAAGGTGGCTAACTAATGGGATACACTACAGCGTTATCTATTGCAGAGGATTTATCACTAGAGGCAGGACTTGCCTATCACTTACAGGGTAATCATTACCCGCCCGTTCCCGTCTCAATGGTGCAACCTTGCATAGATGCTATAGATGCATTCTATGATGAGGAGTATAGCCGAGAGATCAATTTACCTGAAGGCATAACTTGGAGAGGTCAGACTTCCTGCCCTGCGTCTGCAATAGTAGATGCTCACCACTTGGAAGCGTGGCTACCTGAGTATGACTAAGGTCACACAATAATTTTCTCAAATACTGAGATAGGGCTAGACAAATGTCAGACCCCAATGTTATACTACCTACCTAACAAAGAAAAGAGGCAAAAATGACAATCAACGAAAAGTTGTATCAGGTTGGCGATTTATTCACCACCCTAAAGTCAAAGAAAACAGGTGTGATTAAGGAAATCCACCCACAGGCATCTGGCTCGGTGCGTGTGTTGCTAGAAATGCCAAACAAGGAAACTCGCTGGACTTCGGTATCAGCAAGCACTTTGGCATAAAACTAAATAATCGAAACAGGGGCAGTTTAAGAGAGTGTTCTCGCCCAATGTCGTAAGTAAGAACTCTCTCCCTTCGGGGAAATGTCAGACCCCCCTGCTATACTATCCATAACAACAACCAACCAACGAAAGGCATCAAATGTCAAGAGCAATCACAGTAAAGGTGGCAACACCTAAAGTAATCAAGGCACTAGAAACTCGTCTAGCAACACTAGAAAAAGACTATGCTAGTCAAACAGCAAATGAAGCAAAGTTCCAAAAGGCGCAAGAAGCGTGGCGCAAGGAAATTGGAAAGTGGGCTATTGCCAACTTCTCAAAGGCTGAGAACCTTCGCACAAACTATCGTTCTTGGAACAACACTCTCAATGTTGATTTTGACATCATCACAAAGGAAGGCAACTTCCCTGCTGAACCTGAAAAGGATTTTGAGGTTATCCATCAGCACAGTTATCGTGAGATGAAAGAGGACATCACAAATGCTCTCACAATTCTCAAGATGACAGATGAGGAAACAGTAAATGCTTCTACAATGAAGCAGATTGCTAAGTATCTCTAAATAATTTGGGGGGCAGAACTAAAGTCCTGAACCCAATCGTTCTCGCATAACGCTAAATTGCGAACGACCTGAGTAAGTCGCCAAACTGCTCTCCCTTCGGGGACAACTACTAACAAAGGTAATAAAATGCGTTTCAAGATTGAAATGTACGATGAAGTAAAAGCAAATGATTTAACAATTTATTCAGATGAAGGCTATGACAATGAAAGCCTTAAGCAATTAGTTTTTTCTAACTTAAAGCGATTCGATGGAAATGTTAAAGCGTTTGTATACGATAGAGAAAACAAAAGAAAAACATCTGCTGCTTTCTTTCCAATGGAAACAGTTAATTTTGTAAAATCTATAATTGCAAATAACTAAGTCTGGGGCGGGATCATCCGAATCCCGCCTCAGCTTGGCCCGCAATAATGTGCGGGGTTATCCACAGGTTTAAGAGAGTTATCCACAGTCCCTGGAATTTTGTGAGATTAATCACATGGATCAATTCGGACATATTGTAACTAATCATAGACAATGTCAGTGGGGTCTGTTATACTTACAACTAATCTAACGAAAGGTAAAAAATGGCTCATAATCTCGAAGTTGAAAATGGCGAAGTTGCTTTCGCTCTCCGTGGTGCACCTGCTTGGCATAACCTTGCAAATCGCATCTTTACAAAAGATGAGGAAGTTACAACTGCCCTAATGCTTGAAGAAGCAAAGTTGGCAAATTGGAATGTTCGCTTGTCTCCAATCACTGAGCACATTCCAGAATCTTGGAATGATGTATCTACTGCATCTCTTGTTATCCGTGATAACCCATTCAATAAGGGAACTGATGTTCTCGCTACTGTTGGTAAGCGTTACAAGCCTGTGCAGAATGAAGAATTGTTTGCATTCGCTGATGCAATTCACGATGCTAATGCTGATTGCCGTTGGGAATCTGCTGGCTCACTCAAAAAGGGTAAAGTTGTTTTCGGTACTGTGGACATTCCTCGCACAATGGTGCTTGACCCACAAGGCGCTAACGATGAGACTAAACTCTATCTAATTGTCTGGACATCACACGATGGCTCAGTAGCGGTTCAGGCTGCTGTTACTCCCGTTCGTGTTGTATGCCAAAACACTCTTAATCTTGCGATGCGTAATGCTAAGCAATCATTCAAGATTCGTCATACACAATCTGTTGAAGGTCGTATTCAGGTTGCTCGTGAAACTCTTGGGCTTGCTCTTGGTTACTTTGATGAGTTTGAGGCTGAAGCAAAAGCGCTTTACTCTCAAGCAATTACCGATGCTGAATTCTCTAAGTTGATTCAGACAATCTATCCTAAGCCAGATAAAGATTCTGCTAAGGTTGCGCTAACTAAGTGGGAGAATAAGGTTGTTTTGCTTGATGACCTTTATCATAACTCACCAACTAACGCTAACATCAAGGGAACTAAGTGGGGCGCATTTAATGCACTTACTGAGCGCCTTGACTATTATCGTTCAGGTCGTGGTAATTCAGAAACACTTATGGCTGGTGCATCTGGTTTCGACCCAATCTTAACCGCAGAAAAAAATAAAATTAAGAAATTAATTTCTGCGTTTTAATAAAAATAATCCTGAGCATGATTCTAAACTGCTCACAATTTTTATTTGGTCCGTTAGCTCAGTTGGTTAGAGCGCTACCCTGTCACGGTAGAGGCCGTCGGTTCAAGTCCGATACGGATCGCCAGGCCCGCAATATTAAGGGAAGGAAAAGTGTGTTAAGAAACACATATAAAATTCCCTGGAATCTATTGTGATTGTCAGTGGACTCGTGTATAATTCTCTTCATGACCAACGAACTCATATCAAGTAAGTACACATTTGTCTGTGACCCAGATGAATGTGATTGTTTAATTGAACTGACATCATCTGATGGATTTGGATTTCCTTCAGGTGTGACAGAGCTCACATGTCCGTGTGGCCGTAAGACAACCTTATTGTCAGTGGAGCATGCTACAATTGCACCTTCAACCCAAACGAAAGAGGAAAAAATGTCAGAAACAACAATCGGTTCAGATGCATTCCACTCACCTGCAGTAGAATACAATCCTGATTTGCTAGTTACATATAAAGTAATTAAGGGTTACTCTGACCCTGAGTACACAACATCTAAGGTAACATCTCTTGAGTGGGACCTTCATAATGGCCGTCAATCACAGAAGAGTGTTGCCGTGCTTCAAGATAAGATTAACGTTGCCAAGGATATTATTGCTGAGGCATATGCAGATTCAAGTGACCAAGATACACTTCGTTCAATTGCTGAAGCGCTTGGTATCGAACTTACTAGAACAGTTGAATTCACATGTTCTATAGAAGTTAGTGGAACAGTCGAAGTTGATTTGCTTGAGGACTACGAACTTGAAGATGACATTGCAGATAATCTGTATGTTGATTCACAGTCAGGTCGAATTGAAATTGGCGACATCGAAGTATGTCATGTGAGGGAAGCATAATGTATTTTGAACTTACTGCTCCTAATAGGCTCTCTCTTGAGAGGGCCTATTGGGATGCTGAGATGACTGGGCTGGACCCACAAAGAATTGCCCCATTGACTTTCAACATTGGAACTGGTAGTATTGAGAAGGTAAGTCGTATTCGTGATAAGTATAATTTAATTGAAAGTTATACATCAGAGTACGAGCCAACAGGATATACAGGGAGATAATATGTCAGACTATAGAGATGGTTTTGAGGACGGGTACAAGTTTGCTCGTGAAGAAATGATGGAGAAATTATCAGAGATTGATATTGCTGATATCGACTCTTGGATTCTTGACCGTCTTTCTGAGATGATTGAAGGTGGCACACTGTGAGTGAATGGATCGGTTGCGATAAGTGTAACTCTGTAGTACCTGCAATGTATTTAGTTAAGATGGTTAGTGGGGAACTTGCGTTCTGCGGTCACCATTTTAATAAGTTCAAGCCTAGTCTTGACAAAATCGCATACGAAGTGATAGAATTAAACAAAATAGAAGAGGCACCTAAAATACTAGAAACGGCGGAGTAAAATGGGAGATAGAGCAAACTTTGGATTTAAACAGTCTAATGGTCAGACAATTGTATTATATGGACACTGGGCTGGTCATGACATGCTAGCAAACCTAGCAGAGGCTGTAGAAGCGGCACGTAGTCGCTGGACCGATGAATCATATGCAACACGTATTGCGGTCTCACACCTTGTAGGTGACCAATGGCATGACACCACAGGCTGGGGCCTAAGCGTTAACAACATTCTAGATAATGAGCACAAAATTCCTGTAATTGATTGGCCTAATCAAACGTTTAGCCTGCATGAAGAGGCGCCATGGTCAGAGGATGGAAATCAGTTCACGGTCCGTGGAATGCAGGATGAGCCCATGTTCACAATGACATTGGATTCATTTATTAATAAACATTCAAGGGTCAACGCATAATTAATCTAATGGTGCCCCTATTAGTCTTAAGTGGCCAGGGGTTAAATAAAGCAGAGTTCTTTTACTTTCGTTGGTGAACCTCTAGCAGCCTTAGTAGCTTGACAAATCTTGATCGGCCCGCAAAAAATAAGGGTAATATATTTTGTTTACGTTGTCAATATAAAAAGCCCTGGAATTTTGTGATCTTGACCACATAGCTTGGAAAATGTGGTGTGAAACACACCGATAAACCATTCCATTTGTCAGTGGTCCAATGTATAATTATCACATATCAACGAAAGGATATAAAATGCCAAATTGGGTATATAACACCTTGACTATTCAAGGTCCAAAGTCAGAAGTAGATATGATTAAGGATAGACTTAATAAGCCATTTACATTAGCACAAGAGACTTATGGTATGGGTGATATCTCATCTATGGGGTTCCCCACCAAAATTAAGCAGGTTGAATATAGTAACCCTGTCTTTGCTTTCCATAACATTCATTCATATAAGGATGACGGCATTACTGATGAGGAATATGCCTCACAGCCAAATCGTGGCGATATAGATATGAAGTCCCCTGATTGGTTTGCTAAGTCTATTGCACATGCAGCAACTCAGAAGGATTGGTACTCTTGGAATAATACTAACTGGGGTACAAAATGGGATGTTGCTGTATCAGATGATGATAAGTATCCTAACACAGAACTAATTGAATATAAGTCAGAAGGTGATGACAATTGGGTTATCTATAAGTATGAGACTGCATGGTCACCTGCTGTAACTATTCTAACTAAACTATCTAATCTTGTTCCGAACTGCCTGCTTACTTTGGAGTATGAAGAAGAAACAGGTTGGGGTGGGGAATATGAGATTGTCCGTGGTGATGTAAAAGAACTAATTAGTTATGAGACTCGCTGCTATGCATGTCAATCATTTGACTGCATTGAATACTGCGAAGATAACTGTGGTGAATTCTGCTCTGAATGTAACCAAGGCTCTTGGCAAGATGAAGAGGCTATGAAAGAATGTCAGACCCACATGGTATTATTGGAATCTACAGAAAAGGCGGAAGTATGAGTTTCTTAGAGAATGAAAACCAAATGGTAATAGACGCAACATACGCTGAGATTGGCGAAATGCTTGTCGAAGATTGGGTTAACTCTAATTTAGATGAGGGACAGATGTATGCAGATTTTAGATTTGCAGAAATGTCTGATAGCAATTATCTAAAAGGTAGATTTAATCAGTTCTATGATTTAAATGAAGGCGACCAATATTATTTAGAATGGGATGAGGAAGCATGATGTTAGGTTATACACAGAAAGATTTAGCAGATATGACCTATGGGGTCTACCAAGCTGACCTGTTGGTCAATGCTGATGAGAATCCTGCTATCCATAACTATTTAGTTATGGCTCATGATTTCCTTCAAGGACTTTGGGCAGAAGGGTATTTTGATCATGACTAAATCATCAGCATTCCTAGAGTATATGAAGTTACATTTAATTAGTCTTAATCAGGACAAATATAAACATGAGTTAGATTATGTCGACAATGAGAATGATGATGCTATTGATGAAATAGTATATTTAAATGGACAGATCTTGGCTACAGAACATTTGTTGTCAGTGGCAACTGATATAATGAATTCCTCTAACGAAAGGTATAACAATGAATAATGAAGACATTGGGCTCCCGCCCCATTTGCAACGCATGGTCAATGCTGGAGTATCAGGCCTTGATATCATTCACGGCGAACTAAAAAACTTAATGCTAATGGCTGAGCAAGACCTAGCAGACGCATTGGCACAAGAGGAACTATCAGAAGAGGCAATGGACTCTATGGTACGTACAGAATGCGAAGGACGCCTAGATACATTGGTGGCCCTATATGAACTAACATACCAACTATCATTTGCGATTGGAGCACGTAATGAAGCCTGAAGATAAAGATAAACTAAACGAATGTTTAGACATCCTAGGTACCACAGACCTTGGCTTGTCTATGGTATGGCTATGGACATGGTCGACCATTAAAGGCTTTATGGAGTCTGGAGAAGACTGGACCATGGTCTCCACAGAGGATGAGATGTGGGACCACCTGTGTGAGGCTGTAGAGGCAGGGCACGGGTTTTCTCTGGAATACGGGGCGGAACAGCATTATGAAGATGTACAGGAATGGATGTTAAATCGTGGGTACATGAAGGACCCACTTGAAGAAGAGGAGGACGAAGATGAAGATGAGTGATGAATACATTAATGATCAATTGAATACAGCCCAAAAGCTTTTGTGGGGTGGTTCAGAAACTGAGAATATCGCAGCACATAACATTATATCTAAACTAATTAAAGATAGAGTAGAACAAACAGATTTAGTATAAGGGCAGAAAAAATGTCTTACGGCAACTATTTACAATTTCGTGGAAAGTTGCTATAATTAAAATAGAACACTTCTCTTGAAAGGGGAAAAACAAATGGCAACAAAGCGTGAATATCTAAAGCAGCAGGGCATCACAGTAGGTGTACGTGGTCGATTCTCAGGAGCAGCGAAGGTAGCTCTAGCGGAGGCGGAAGCCAAGGGGATCAAGTTTACTGCAGAGGCACCTGTTAAGAAGGCAAAGTAAAACCAGGGACGGGGTCAGGGCTTCGTTGGTCCTTGACCTCGTCTCTTATTTTTGGTATAATCGAGAGTTATAAAGAACAGGGGCGGACATGGCAAAAGTATCATCAGTAGAAACAAAGGCGGCAGAAAAAGTCTTAGAGGCTATGGATAGTCATTGGTTTAATCCAACTATCATGGCACGGGAATTAGTCAATGGTTGTGGCTATTATACTCAATCTAAGGTAATGGAACTAGTAGTAGAAATTATCAAACAAACGGCGGGACAGTTTGATAATGCGTGGGAAGAAGGGGTTACATCAGAAGCCCTATTCATGGCAGATAGACTCAATGACTACATACAGAACTTTGAGCCTATTGAAGCATAACAATTAAATAAACATATGAATCGAGACCGAAAAGATATATCTATCTAAGTATTACTCTTGATCATATAGCCCCAGATATCCACAGGATCTTCCACAGGTTCTGTGGATATCTTTTTATGTGTGGGCATGTGGGCAAAATTTTCCTTTTACGACCAAGCTAAAAAAATCCCTGGAATTTGCAGAACATTATAATAAAATGAATATATTATCTATTAAAACATATAATGAATTAGGCATAATATAGCCAAAATCTGTCAGAATTTATATCAAATTGTTATACAAAATATGTTGACAATGTGGGCCAAATATGCCTTTTACGACCCTATTGACAATATCGCTGGAATATGCTGGCATATGGATTATATGTCCATGCCCCAGACATTACGATAGTTTAAGTATATGGCTTGTTCCATTACACTAGTATGTTTATCTTAGTATAACCATAGTATATGGATCTGAATTTATAGTAAATATTCTCCACTTTACTCCACAATACTCCACTTTAAAGGGCATAGGAAGCCCATACAAAGGAGATAAATGGGAGGGGGATATCAGGATATCAGACTAGTAGTTGCAAGTCTTGGGGCAATTTGGCCTTATCTTCAGGAGACATAAGTCTTTTTGGTGAATCTGAATTTGGGCCAATACATCCCCATGCTCCAGGGATATCGCTATATTCGTCGTTATTTCTCATGTTTTGATTGAAGTAAGTTCCAAAGGATGAAGCTGATGAGATCAAAGATACTTCTGATTTGTTTATAGGATAGTTAGCTGGGTTGCCTTCATCAAATGCTACTAGCAAGTAATACTGACCTAATGCATAATATATGAATACTTT